AGAAGGATAAGGAGATATCTTACCTGGTAGTCCGCGAACGTCGGTTTGGTAGGTGGCTCATTCTTAAAGAAAAATGTAACCTTTTTACTTCTTGTTTTAATAATTTTATAGAAAGCGGAAGGAATAGCCGCACCCGCAGGTACTCTCTTGGGGTTTTTGTCATAGACCATTCGTATTTCGACATTTACCGGGCCTTCGGTATAAGCTAGTAATCTTTCGTAATCCTCTAACAATCTCCAATGAACTCTATTTAGTCTTTCGTTCTGAAGAGTGCAATTCAAATATGAAAATGTTTTAAATAACATTTCTTTATTACAGTTAAAATCTGCTGCTGGTGCACAATGTCCTTTATCGTAAATGTTAAAGGCATAATCTTTTGCATCTGAGGTGTGTATCTTTTTATCTACATAAAAGTCCATTCCTTTTCTAGATGCTCCTGCTCCAGTACATAGGACTTGGTACTTTACCCATAGAGGTTGTTCTAAAGTTTCAGAGTACATTACTTCGAATATGTCTGTCTTAACATAAATGCTGTCTCTTAATTGACCAAACCCAACTAGAGGTAATAATAGTAATAATAATAGTTTTTTCATTTTATTTTTTTAGTTTTTCTAATTTCCAAGGGTGGTAAATTACTTCCCAGGTTTCAGGATCATATTGACCCATCCTCATAATTTCATACCCAAATATTCTCAATATAGGGTTTACAATTTGTATTAATCTCCACTTTATCATTTGTTACAAAAGTTTTTAAAGCGTTGTATATTATATTTAATATCTTCTAATTTATCTTCTAAATCAACATCCATAAATTCTTCTATTTTGTTTGATGGTTTAGTTAACATACCTACTTCAGCATATCTTTGACCTAAAGCCCCACATATAATTGGGTTTGAAGTATCAACTGAATTAACTAATGTTGGTAAATTATCTCTATAATAAGTAAATTCTTGTGGAGTTGAAGCTCCTAACAAGTGAATGTAGTGATGATCTTTAATTACACCTTGTGTTCTTAAATATTCGATTAACATTACTCTACCTACTGATTGATTAGCTATCTCAATAGGAGATTCACATAATGTTTGGTAAACAATTGAAGAATGATTAATTGCAAAATGAGTATAACCTAAATCAACACATTGTTGATATAATTGGTGAATTTCACTTGTAGTTTTACCTTGAAGCACAACCATTAATTTAGTTTTAAATGGGAGTTTGTATTGAGTCCAATGTTTAGCATTTCTAGCTGTAGCATCTCTATCGTTCCATTCATCAGGTACAATAAAAATATTTGGTTCAATTAGATCTATTTTTTCTAATAAATCTTTTGTAGTATGAGTTACTCCTTCAAATAGACCATTATCCATTATGATAAAACGACCTCTTTCACTAGAATCTAGGAAAAATTGTCTATAATCAGCATGTTTGTCTAATAAGTGTGGTAAGCAATACTCGTAATCATTAAATTCTGCACTATAAGAAAATAGTGATAGGGGTAATTCATGAGAAATCTTCATAACGATGTTGTAAGTGTTTTAGTGATTTTGGTAAATAAAATTGATTAAATGGATATTTTTGTTCAAGATAAATATACAATTCCTCTAAGGTACCTCCAAATTCTTCTATATGAGAGGTAATTTCGTCTTTTGTTATTCTAAAAGTGTTAGCTAATTCCTTAGTTACTTGTTGAAGTTTATCTTTTTCGTCTTTATTATAGTCTTCTAATAAACGTTTACGTCTTGTACGAAGTAAAGATGATTCTTCTACAAATCTCCCCATATCCTCAGAACCAATACTCACGTATAATTTATTCATTTCGTGTTCGCACCACATAGCTTGGTAACCAAAGTGAGAATAGTCATAATCACCGTTTTTAATCCTGGTTAATAGGGGTGTTTGTATAGGTAATGGTTTGTTAGGGTTGTCATACATTCTCCACCAGAAGAATCGATTATAAGTTAATTTTCTTAATTTATTAAATTTCTTTTGAAGCTGTGCTTCGGTCAAGGGTGGATTGTATATCATAACTTTTATTTTAATACCGAAATGTACGAAGGCTCCCTACGGGAGCCTAACTTACTTTACGAATAGGAAGAGAGAAGTTGCCATTCCTAAAAATGTTCCTACTTTATAGAGGAAGGTCTTTGTTCTAGATTTCCTTAGTTCCTTCTGTAAATCATCAGTCATATGTTCATACTGTCCAATTTGTAACTCTTGTTGATGAATGATATATTTGTTATTCTCATCCTTATCATTTAGAAGTTTAATAATAGTATCTTTTTGTACTTCTCTTTCTTCTAGCTTGATAACTTTTTCTTGAGTAAATTTTAACTCTTGTTTGCAACCATCATACCTAATAAGGTCTTGTGCAACTTGTCTAGCAATTTTAGTTGGGAGTAAGACTTTTGTTGTATCTGCTTGCGAAAAACTGCTCAAGCTCAACATTAGAAAACTTACCAGCATTAGCAGCTTTTTCATTTGTTTGATTTTTTACGATTGTTATTGTATTGTCTATGTGATGTATTTCTTTTGAAATAGAAACTACCTTTTCTTTTACTGAATCGATTTTAGTATCGATTTGTTTGTTTACTGTCTTAGCTGAATCTACTTTAGTTTGTAGTAATTCTATTTCAGCTTTGTATCCTTTAACATCTGTTCTGATGCTGTTTGTATTGAAAATACTATAACCAATTAGTACAATTACTATAACTAACAATAAGTTTTGTTTATTTTGTAACATCTCTGTCTCCTTTATGTTTATCTAATCTATCTAGTATCTGTGTTACTAGTTCATTTTTAACTATACCTACCATTGAAGCATTCTTCAAGATAGAAATTAACTGGAACACCAAGAAAGGTGCCATAATGGTTTCACTTAACCATGATGTTCCAGTAAATCCTTTTTCTATTGATAAGATGGCTGATAACATTACTATCCAAAAGCCAAATGTTTTTAATACGCTTAATGCTTTACGAGTTTGAAAACCTTCTCTTTTAACTCCTGCCCATATACCGAAGAATCCATCAGCAAATACAACTAATCCTACTGCTAGGAATTGTTCGATATTATCTGCTGTTAGGTGCATAAAATATGTACCAATAAATGCTAATGCTGTAGTCAATGATAATGTAATTAATAGTGAAGTTTTCATCTTATATTTACCTATTTAACGTATTCGTAATATTTTTTAGTTTTCTCAGAACGATCTGCTAAACCATGAGTACCACCGTTAATTCTTTTTGTAAGAGCTAAAATTGATGCATCATTAACTCCTTGATCACATATTGACCACAATTTGTTTTTATCGAAGAAAAACATTGCTGATTCAAAAGAGTAAGTAGTTGCTACTAGGTCTGGGTTAGTCATAATTTCTGGTTTTTTCAAATAATCAGAAAAAGCTTTATAATTATCTTTTCCTGTCAATTGAAGAGCTCCTCTTCCTCTGAACTTGTATCCGTCTCCTGAAGCTTCTGCTCCATTACCCATTCTTGATCCATATACTCTATTAGCAATCTTTTCAGGGTTGCGAGCATATAGTTCGTTTAAGTTACCTGGAAAGTATTTTCCAAAGATACCTTTTAATCCATCTCCTGAGTAATTTAAGTTTTCTGCAAATGCTTTAAACCCTCCTGTTTCGTGTGCTGTTTGTGCAAAGAAATGTGCTGCTCTAACTGGAGTTAGTTTATAAAACTCCATTGCTTTTTTCATTGTACCCGGACCAAAAGCTCCGTCAGCTCCTACTCCAATTTTTTCTTGTAAACTTTTTAAGCTCATAATCTAATTTTTATTCTTCGTTGTTTGTTTTACCCCCGTTTTTCATTGCTGCAAATTTCTCCAATACATCTGGAAGGAATGAACCTAATGTAATGTACATGAATGCATCAAAGATGTACTCGTTTAATTCTAAGGCCTTACCCATGTAACCTGTAACAAGGTCTACTATAATTGCAATTACCATTACCATGAATGATAAAAATCCTATTATAACTTTTTCGTTATAATCGTTTGTTTTTTTAAAGATGTCTTTAAATGCCATAATATATTTTATAAAGTTAGTTAATCTATAACCTACTTGGCGGAACATATTTTTCATAGACGTAATTTGCGATAAATATGAAAAGCCCCTACATTGAGGGGCTTTCTTTTAAAAAATGTAAGTGTTTAATTAACCTTCACATGATACACAACTTTCGTTAGTTCTTTGTAAATTATCTCCACGTAGTACTGATTCAGTACGAAGATAATACAAGGTTTTTATGCCTAGTTTATGAGCTTCTTTGTGAACTAAACTAATAAATTTAGGAGTATCGTTAGGATCGAATGAAAGATTTAAAGACATTGCTTGATCTACATATTTTTGTCTAATACCATTTTGTCTTACTAATTCTAATTGATTAATCTCTTTAAATGTTAAGAATATTTCCTTTTCTTCAGGAGATAAAATGTAATCAGCTAAACCTAATACTGAACCTTGGTCTTTTAGGATTTGATCCCAAATACTATCAATGTTGTATCCTTTAGCATCTAATACTTTTTCTAATATTCTATTTTTCTTAATAAAAACACCTTTTGCTGTTTTTAAATTATAAACATTAGCAGGGATTGGTTCTACTGATGGTGAAACACCACCTGAAATGTGAGCATTTGATACTGTAGGAGCAATGGCCATATGATGTGTATGTCTTAACCCTGTTCCTCTACACCATTCTGGTTCTCCATAAAGTTCTGCTTGTTCTTTAGAAGCTTTTAATGTTCCTTCTTCAATGAATTGGAAAATCAATCTTGTGTAAGTGTCTGCTGGTATTCCTGTAAATGGTAATCCTTTAGATTGTAAAAATGTATGCCATCCTAATACACCTAAACCAATTGCTCTACCTTTTACCGCAGATCTTACAGTATTTTCAAAGAATTTAATGTTTTTAGCACGATCAATGAATTCTTGTAATGCCCCTTCTAAAAACCATGTAGATACTTCAGGTAAAGTCATTCCATTTTCAAATTTGTAATCTTTCCATTCATCCCATCTCGCAAGATTCAATGAAGATAAACAACAAATAAATGAGTGTAATTCATCTGTGTAAAGTGCAATTTCAGAACAAATGTTCGTCATTGTTACTTTAAGGTTATTATTTTTGTATGCTTGAGGATTAGCGTTATTAACGTTATCTTCATATAGAATATAAGGTTCACCTGTCTCTAAACGTGTTTTTAAAATTTCACCCCACAATTTTAATGCTCTTGGATCTCTATCTTCAAGTCTATCCATAAAGGCATCATCAATTGATACACATTGGTGTAAGTTTAAACATTGTCTGTTAACATCACCTTTTGGTCTTCTGATTCCTAAAAATTCTTCAATATCTGGGTGATTAATTGATAAGTTTACTGATGCTGCTCCTCTTCTTACTGAACCTTGATTAGTAGCTAAGATAGTTGAATCAAACATTTTAGCCCATGGTACAATTCCTTCAGATGTTCCATTATCTTTAATCATTTTACCTCTACCTCTAATACGAGATAAACCAATACCTACTCCACCACCTTGTGAAGTTAATCTCATTAATTCTGAATTAGAACCTGCTATACCTTCAATAGAATCTTCTACATCAATTCCAAAACATGATATTGGCATTCCTCTTTCTGTTCCCATATTTGATAGTACAGGAGATGCTAAACACAACCAGTTTTTTGTTAATGCTTCGTAAAACAAAGGTTGTAAATCCTTACGTTTTAATCTTTTAGCCGATGCTCTACTTACTCTAAGAAAAGCTTTAAATACATCTTCTTCTGGCATTAAATAACCCTTTGAGATAATATCTAATCCAATTTGATCCATCCATTCAGGATAATTTTTACCCTTAACCCAGTGGGTTGTGTCTACGTGTACGCTCATGTTGTTATTTAATTTTTATAAGTCTGACCAATCTGAAGTAGATTTGGCATAATCTGTTACTCTTCCTGCGAAGAAATCTTGGTGGGTTTTTCCTGATGTTAAATGACCAAACCATTCCATTTGTTTTAATAAATTTGGATCAATATCATTATAAACTGCGTTATAACCTAATTCAATCATTTTTTCGTTTGCACGAGCTTTGATAAAGTTTTGTAATTGGGCTCTATTTAAACCTTCTACTTCACCCATTTCAAATGCTTTATCAATAAAATCAAATTCTAATTGTACTGATAAATGACATGCTTCTGTCACTTTCTTTCTTAAGTCTTCAGTGTTAAGTTCAGGCATTTCATCTAACATGGTTCTAAATAACCAACATCCAGCTTTTGAGTGTAAAGATTCATCTCTTACAGACCATTCTACAATTTGACCTGTACCTTTCATTAAATTTCTTAATTGAAAAGACATTAAAATCGCGAATGAAGAAAACAGATTAACACCCTCCGTGAATGCAGAGAATATGGCCAGTGACTGCGCTCTTTCGTTTAGAGTATCCATAGGGGTATCCAATAGACGTTCAATTTTATTTACAGCTGCTTCGTCTTCTAAGAATGCTTTAAAATCTTCTAAATCTAAGGCTTCATTTAATCTAGCATAAGCATGAGCGTGAATTGCTTCAAATGAACCAAAAGTAGAAGTCATAGCTACGATTTCGGGTTTTGGAAACCATTGTGATACTTTAGAAGACCAATAATCATTTACATGCACTTCAGTTTGTGCAAAAGATTTTAAAATATTACCGATTAAGTTTTTTTCGGATTCGGTAAGTTTTTGTTTCCAATCATTTAGATCGGATGCTAGAGGTACTTCATCTGCTAGCCAGTGTGAGCGTTGTTGATCTAAATAGAAATCGAATGCTTCTTGGTACTCGAATGGTTTGTAAAAATCTCTTCTGTCTGTTATCATTTTATGTTTTAAATTTTAAAAACGGGTCTATAAATATTATTGTTTATTCTCTAAGCTAAAGTTTTGAAATAGATTTTTGAGATTACCTTTTTCAGTATTTGATATACCTCCAAAGGTATTTGTTTGTGGAGATTGTTGATTTTTATAATCTTCTGTATCATCATATTCTCCTAATACTTCAATATGACCACAAGAAGTATCAATATTAACATTGTAGGTCATACCATCAGGACCGTAACGATTCTTTTGAATATGCCACCTTCCTGTACCGTTTACTTTGTCAGTTTTTAAACGGGATTGTGACATTCCAAAATCTACAATGGCTTGTTTTTCATATGAACCAGCTGATTTATCACCTTCTACTACTTCATCTTTAGCACCTGCTCTATTTACTTGTGAAACAGACCATATAGGTAAATCTAATTCTTTTGCTAAACCTTTAGTACCATAATGTAAATCATCAATTTCTTCTTTTCTATCTTTACGTCTTGAAGGTGGTTTTAATAAATCTACATAATCAATTAAGATTAAATCTGCTTTAAAACCTAAATCTGCTGTCTTTTGATAGTGAGATTTGATTGTAGTTAATGAAGCTCCTTTAGCTGGGTATTCTTTGATAATGATGTTGTGTTCAAATTCACCAATCATTTCTTTAAGTTTATCTTGGTAATTATGAATGTCACTTACAGAGATTCCTGTATAATATGCATCATATCTTTTACCAACATAATCTTCACCTAATTCTAGAGTGTAATGTATTACTTTGTAACCCATTTTACCGGCAAATGCACCTAAGGCAACTAAATCCCATGATTTACCTCCACCAGGTCCACCGTAAATTAAACCGTAATCACCACCACCTAATCCACCTTGAAGTAAAGTATTTAATACATCCCAAGGTGTAGGTACTACTTTTCTACTTGATTCTCTATAACGTGATTCTAAATCTTTTACATATTCGTGACCTAAATTCTTATCAGCACCTGCTTTTAAGGCATTATCAATTAAGATTCTAATATCATCGTAGTGACCACTTTTTAATAAATCTACTGAATCAATTAGTGCATTTTTTAATAATTGGTTTTTGCAGAAATTAGCAAATTCTTCCTCAACATATTCTTGATCATCATATTGAGTAGTATAAACTAGTTTTAATTGTTCTTTTACTGCAGTTTGTAATACATCATTATCGATTTTTTTAATTTCGATTTTTAATGTATCTAATGTTGGGGTTGTATGATACTTATCAAAGTATTTTAAAGTCTCATCAATCACCCATTTATGACCAGGGTGTTCGAAATAAGCATCATCTAGTATGTCTCTTACGTTTAATAAGAAGGCTTTGTTTTTTAATAAGGAACTTATAACCTTAACTTGGAATGTAGGACCGTAATCCTTTAAACTAGCAAATGCAACCATTTATATAACTTTTATTTTTTGTGTTTATATTGAGTAAGATACGAAAAATTATTCGCTAACCAAAATTCTACGTTGGGAGATATTTGTCTTTCTAGTAAATCACTTTTATGTAATTGTAAAAATCTTGGATTATTTAGAGTGAATGGTTCAGATTCAACAAGTTCATCTAATACAACTTGATCGTATTCTGGAATGTTTAATTCTTCTAATGTCATTAATCTGAAGTTGATTTCTAGTTGTTTTCTAAAATTATAGATATCACCATATAGACCATGTTCTTCGTGTTTATCGTAACTCTTTTGTACAATTTCTTTTAATGATACTTGAGGTTCACCATAAATTTCAGGGTAGAGTTTTTGTAATTTCTTATCACCTAATCCTTTAATACCAGGAACATTATCGGATTTATCACCCATTAATACCTTATAATTGATATAATTTTGAGGCCAAAGACCCATCTCGTCATATACTTCTTTTGGACCATAAAATTTCTTCTTAATAGGTGAGTACACTTGAATTGTATCACTACATAATTGAAGGAAATCTTGATCTGCTGATACAATGACTGAACTATCAAATTTAGGAGCTAAGTAACCAATCATATCATCTGCCTCTAGTTTATCTAAAGTCATAACTGATATAGGTAATTGTTTTAGGTAATCAACTAATCTTGTCATTTGTTGAGACATTGAAGCTGATTCATCAGCTAAATCATCAAATGAGTTCCAATTGGTAATACGTTTTAGTTTTCTATTCCCTTTATATTCAGGATACAGATTTTTCCTATTAGTAGTGTTACCTTGCCCATCAAAAATACAAATTACTCTTGTAGGTTGTACTAAATTTACTGTATAGGCTAGTGATCTTAAGAAACCTATCATACCCCCAATGTGAGTACCTTGAGTATTTGTGCTACCAATGACAGCAAAACTACGAAGGAACATATTCATACTATCCACTAATAAAACCCTGCTGTTTAAATGCAGGGTTTCAGTAGAAGAATCTTCTTTAATATTGTCTAAAAGATCTTTATAACTCATTTTATATTTCTGATGTATCTATTCCTACAAAATCTGGATTTTCTTCTTCAATAATATCAAAATCATCACTTCCTAAAATAATTGACCAGTCTTTGGAATGTTCTTTTTTGTATTTGTTTATCTCATTAGGTGAATTTTTAATAAACCCGTGAGCTGTACTTACAATAGTACCTTTGGCTGTTACACCTGTTACGTGATTTTTATCACAAGATACTTTAGTTTTAAGAGCAAATTCAATTTCCTTACCGTTTTTAGTTGCTTTTACTTTTTGAGTACCAGGACTAGTTACGTTACCAAATGTTATGATAAATGAGGCATCGAAAAACATACTATCACCACCTTTATTCCGTAATTTTGGCTGGGCCATCGGCATAAGTGCTGGTTCTACCCATACTTTATTTACACAAAGCATAGTGTTGGTATAAGCTTGTGATTCTTTACGAGACATAATCAATCTTTGATTGATAAAGTTAGCAAATTGTTGAGACATTGCTCCAGCATTCCACATTGGTGAGTTAGTATTTTTCTCAATACTCATTCTACATGGAATAGATCCAATTGAATCCCATAAAAATAATAGATCATAAGGTAGATTACCTTTCTTTTGCTCGTCTAATAGATCCGCAATAAAAGCAGCTACATCTTCAATACATTGTAAAGATTCTCTATCTGCATAAATAAAGAAACCTTTATAATCTTTATTACCATTTTCATCAATAGTTTCACCTAAATCAAATCCCATTGCTGACCAGTGTTCCCAACTATGTTTCATCTCAGTAATGATAATGATTGGTAATACTCCAGTTTTTTGAGCTTCAATAGCGGCTTCAATTAATAATGTAGTTTTACCTGTATTACTATGTCCTCTTACTAATGTAATATGACCTTTAGGGATACCAGGCATCTCTAACATTTCAGAAACAGGTTCAGAAAATTTAATCCACGCTTGTGGTTTAAAATTAGATGAACTTTGTCCTAAATTCTTACCGGCCTTAAACTTATCTAAGGAGAATGTTCCAGTAATGGCCTTTCCGACTTTACCGGAAAGGCTATCTGTTTTTTGTTTAGCCATAGATTATTTAAATAAATCTTCGAATTCGTCGTCAGCGATTGTTTCTTTAGGTTTTAAAGCAAATGCTTTATTAGCTTGAGGTACTACTGCAGGTGCAGCTTGTGTTTTAGGTAATGCTAAAAATTCATCTCCAGCACTTTGTGGGGCAGCAGTTTCTTCTTCAGGATTTAAAAACTCAACTAAAAATTGTTTAATCTCTTCAAAAGTATATCTTTTAGAGAATGAAGCAGGATCTGGTTGTGTTTCTAACCATTTTTCTACTTCAGTGTTGTTTGAACTCAACTGAGTAGTTTTCATTGCTGGTAAAACTGTAGATTTGTTGTAAGCAGTACCTGTAGTATCTGGTCCTACTGTTTCAATTTTCATGTCTCTACCTTCCATGATGTCTGTAAAATCTCCTACATCTTCGTCTGCAGCAAGTGATAATAGAGCTTGGTAAATTTCTTTTCCAAATTCCCAAAGACGTACACCTTTTTCTTCTTCACCTCTTACAATAACAGGAGCGAAAACTCTCATTTTAGGCTCTAATTTCTTAGCCATTTTCCAGTTTTCAGGTTCTTTGGTTTTACGTAATTCTTTAGAGAATTCGATAATTGGGTCTTTCTCACCGAAGTTTGTTGGTGAAATAATTGTTCTTTTTCCTATACCATAGTGGAAGTATAATTCCGTAAATGGGTTTTCAGGATTTCTGTTTGATGGTACAAACCTTACTAAGGCCTTACCAATTGTAGGTTTCCAAAAGCTTAATGCTTTTTCATTTGCTTTTTGAGATCCTCCCTTAGGAGTGTTCATCTCGCTTAATTTACTTTGAATTAGATTCAAATTCATAACTGTTTGATTTTAATGTTAAAACTTATTGTATGCGTAATGTAATAAAAATATCTTGGGTATCCAAGTTATAGTGTAATTATTTTGTAGATTTTTGTATCTAATTTTTTCAAGTCACCAGAATGTGTTAACAAGATACAGTTTTGATACTCTTTCCAATCAATTGGAAAGGTGTTGTTTAATACTCCCCCGTTTAAAGACTTAATTAAGTCATTTAATGCGTTGATAGTATAAAGTGTGTTTGATTCTTTCTTTCTATGAAGTAAAATCGTATTGTCTAACAAAGTATTAGACATATTTACTGAATCTACGTTGTAAGTAAA